GCGTAATTTGCCTCGTTTTCTCGGGTATATTGCGAAGATCGTGAAGATCAATCTTAGCAAGTTCAGCCTTAGCATCGGTAAGACGCGCCGAGGCCTTCTCCGTCTTAACGCGTTCGTCAAGCCATTTCTTTGTTGCCTCCAACGAATCAGTCCTAGCCACAAGTTCATCAATCTGAGCCTGCGTAAGCTTACCGTGATACTCAGCCTGTATCTGAGCCAAAGCAGCGTTACGGGAATTGAGCCAAATGCGAGACTGAATCTCTTTACGCTGGTCTTCCGTAAGAGATCGACCAGCAACCGAGCGGGCAATATCCTCATTCATCACCTCGTACTGCTTGGCAAGATTCAAGGCCTTCTGACGCTCGATTACCACCGAGGTATCGTACACCTCATTGCGGAATCGAAGGTCAAGAGAATCGAGCTTATTAGCCAAATCCTTGCCAATTATATTAGCGTCAGTAAGGCGGGCATTTAAAGCCGTGAGATCATTGCCAAGCTTCTGACCTCGCTGGGTCTCGTCTGGATTCAGGGTACGACCGCGGGTTTCATCAGCCTGGGCCTTGATAAGATCAATCTCGGCCATTTGTTTTGCAAGACCAAGAGCACTTTGAAACTTCATGTTGGTATAATCGACATAGGGGGTCGAAACACCACCAGCAGGCTGCACAGAAGAGGGAGCATTGGTAGGGGAGTAACTACCAGCAGTACCAAAGGCGGCGTTAACATTCAGGCCTGCGGCTTCGTAACGCTGACGAACCGCGTTAGGATCGTTATAGGCCTTTTGATCCTCGTAGAACTGCATTTGACGTTGCCATGCAAGATCCGCGGCTTCCTTCTGGTACTTGTACTGCTGCTGGAGTAGCTTTTTATTTTTCTTGTAGGAGAGGTCAGCCATTGCAAAATTCATGGCCGCGTTTCCTACCGCATCCACGTAGGGTGCGTACTGATCTAGATTAGCCATAAAAAAGGATTTTATAGAAAATCGGGGATCAGTGTGGAATCCTTTTATAAGGATTTCCACACTTATACAATATTGTCGAGTAGTATATATTGTATTCCCCGATTTTCTGGTAACTACTCCTCAGATGCCGGAGAGGCTTCTGATGCCGGCGCAGGATCCGATGCCGACGCAGAATCCGAAGCCGGCGTAGGATTGAAAGCCGGCGCAGGATCGACAACAGCATCAAGCCCAGCCATAAGATCGTTTTCCAACTTATCAAAACGATCCGTACGAATATCGCCGGCTGGATCAACAAGCCAACGACCCTCGACGTCAATCTCATCAACTAAATCTTCACCTAAATCGGCTGGGATGAAGTCCGGCACAACACCCTCGACATAGAACTGAGCAATAATCTCGGAAAGAGTAAAGCCAGGCGAAGTAACCGCAGCAGGTTCTTTAAACCGCTGCAATTTCTGTTTTTGATAAAGTCGCATAATTTTAAAATTTAGGACGTAAACGTTTAAGAACCGTAGAACGAACACGATCACGGATATAGAACTGGGCATAGAAATTCTGAGCCGTAGCAGACTGATCCGCAAACGGCTGGTTCCAGTCACTCGGATCGATATATGCCGAAGAAACCGTAACCTCAGTAGGAGGCACAGCGGGATCACTCGAATCGTTAGCACGCATATCACGAGCAAGAACCCACGACCTTTCAGTCGAACAGAACGAACCACGAATCTTATTTACAGCCGTCATATACTCAAGCCAAGCAGGCTGTTTGCCAACAGAATTAGCAAAAGGATCATTCTGGGCGGAATAAGGTTTCGATGCATCCCAACCTTCCGGAAATTCAGAATTAAGATCACCAATCAGAACATCCTGGTACCCAATACCATTATACTCGGGCATGAAAGAATCCGAAAGCTTACTATGCAATGCATAACGCTCCGTAAACTGATAGTAATCCACACGCGGAACAAGGGTCGCAATGGCCATAACGTAACCGGGGCGATCTGCAACAATGTTGAATCTACGCGAATCACCATAACCAATTGCAGACGAACCTTTGTCACCAAGATATTGGTCGGCATTACCAACCTTGGCAGAAGTTGTAGCACGGATATCCTCAAAAAGAATATCCGAGGAAACAGCACCACAAAATGTAGGCATATCGTCCATGATCTTAGGCGTAACACCAAAATGAACACGAATCCAGTCCTTGAACGTACCGTTAGTAACAACGTCCTTATTTCGGGCATTCCAAAGCTTTTTAGCCGTAACAAGCTGGTCTACCTGGAACGAATCACCGACCGTAGAAACGGTAACCGTCGAAACATTCTTATCGAAAAACGAATCACTAAGGATCACATTCATCCGATCAGGCATATAACAACATTGAAACAGACCGCCAAGCGGCGCAATCATAGAAGGCGACACAACCATCGAACCTACCTGCTGAGGTGTGAAAAGCTGGGCAATCGGTGTATTACTAATATAGCCGTTCGAATTCATCGAACCGCCGGAAATAGGCAGGTTTAAATAAAGATTATCCAAACCTGCAAGAGAGAAATAACGTACACGACTAGGATCATCCCAAGAAGCGTTCATGACCGGATAGTTATCCTCCTGGCGATTGGCATAATAATGCCGGAAGATATCGTAGTACATCAGATAAGGGATAAGATTAATATAGCCTCCCTTGGTGGGTGTGCCTGAAGCAAAGCGACCATAACCAACACCAAGGCCAAGGAAGGCCGGAAGGGAAGATTCGTGTACTCGAGTGATAGGGTCTGTGGCTGAAAGATTATAGATCGGATATGGTACATCCAAAATACCACGCGATTCTGCCGACATGAAACCATTACGCCAAAGACGAGGTATATAGAGCGAAGTGCCAGCAAAGAATACACATATTTGAAGGCGATACGAACCGTAAAGGGGATTAAGAATCGCCTGCGTATTCATAAGGTGCTTAAACTCCAACTGAATCTGATCGCCAGGCAAGGCTTCACGACAATAAATCGGATAACCAAGACCCGGAGCCATCGACGTCCGCAAATAATGCGAACGATCATGATGCGCCATCTTTGGCGCTCGTACTTTTTCTTTTGGGAACAAAGCCATAATTAAAAAGGATAAAGGTCTAAAGTGAATTCATTTGTCTCATCATAAGGATTAAATTCACGTAAAGAATCCTTACGAAGTTTAGGGGTTAAAGGTTTACTTCTCCCTGACCGAAGAGTAACCTCGAGCAACCCTGCTCGATCTTGCGCAAAGGTGAGTGGGTCTGTATAGGTTTGCCTGCCAAGAACCTTTTCGAAGGGTCGCTCAGATTTGGATAACAAAACCTTAAAGTTACGTATTTCATCATCCGTAAAAATCTTCGAGCGATAATAACGAGGCATAGCATACACAAAAGAATCAAACTTACAATAAAGGTTAAGAGGATCATTAGCATTTCCTTTCTTGTGCCAAGATCGCCATTGCTCCTGATCGCAGTAGGATCGTCCAAGGCCGGGAGATACAAAGATCGTTGGTTTGTGGAAAGCGACGGCGGGTTTTGTGATGTATTTCGTGGCGTAAGACAACTGCTTGGCAGATTGGAGGGGTCGGGCGCATATAAATCCATACCTCCACGATCGAACCAAATCGTACTCGGAAATGTTGCAATCCCAGATGAATCCGTGGAAATGGAGGCGTCCACGATCCTCTCCGAGTTCTGAAATGAAAAACCGCTTTGGAGAGCGACGACCGGGCACATAATAACGCAACCGATCAACAAAAGCGCGCATAGCAGAGGCCATGCCTGCTTTGGTTTGGAACTGTTCATAATATTTAGGCGCAATAGTTAATGTTAAACACGTGCAGGAATCATGATTGCCAAACATATGCTCATGAAGCAAGCGAACACGCCAAGAGCGGGCTTTATCACGAAGACAACCAAGACACTCACCACAATCAATTAAAATTTGATAATCCTCAGGATAACCCTGCGGAGAGCCGTTCGCAATACGCCACACTCGAAGGTTTTTAGCTCCAAGTGCGGTCTTAGAATTAAAATGAGGATTGATAATCTGACGAGGACGTAGGCAATGAGACATTACAGACGCTTACCTCCAACGTCGAAGACTTGAGTATGAGGACGAGTAGATTTACTTTTTCCTCTTTTTCTTTTGAAACGTGACATGACAATCAGATTTGGGTACAACTTCAAAAATATGATGTATGATATCATTCACATGAATGGTTAGAATGAAATCAACAGAGCCAACAAAGGAAAATTCCTTCTGATAAGAGAAACTGAAACCATAGCGACCAAGCACAACTAGGGAATCATAAGTAGCGGGACACACAATAACGCCGTCACAATAATCCAAATAGGAGGCCTCGTAAAAAATATTAAGCAACACAAATACGCCCCTTATAGCGTCCATGCGTCTTGAATTACGGTAAGTCTCGGGAAAACTCATCGCCTAATACGAGATATGTTCAACGAATCGACCTGTTCGTATTCAACCTCGGAACCCTTCACGTAGGTATAAGAGTATCGAGTGCAACTTGAGAGTAAGATGGCGACAGCCGCAACAGCAGCCGCAACCACGATCGAGACACGAGACCATTTGGGTAAGCTCTTCAAGTAGCCTACAAGTTCGTTTAGTGTCATCTTTACACATTTTAGAAAAGTTAAAAATGTTCTGGTATTGAAAAATTTAATGAAAGAAATAAGCGAATTTAACATAATGTTAATATTAATTCAATAAAAACCCCACATGCGAACCCTCCCGAAACGGCGATAACATTACCCCAAACCCTGAGCGCCTCTATGAGACTGGAAACGTGCGCCTAACGGGTTACTGTTCCGCAACGTAATAGCGATCCCTACGTTTCAAATATCGCCTGCGCAGGAATCAAGCTACGCTTCGGTCGTGCTCCAAATCCCTTGCAGGATAGCACGCCGGAGACACAAAAGCACAAATTTTATCCGCCTACATACCAACACCTTAACAAAATACCAATACGGCACATGGCGATCGTATGTCATTTCCGTGTTTTTTTGCTATTTTTGTAACGGTTAAATCAAAACAAATGGCTGGAAATGACTGCTGTATAAAACGCTCGGCAATTATCCTCAGGGCTTTCATGCTTTTTTTCGTGCTGTGGTATTTCAATATAGCCGTGAGGCCGTTCGAAGGCTGCATCGGCAGTTCGCAGACGCTCCATTATACACTGAATTACCTGTTGGCGGGGCTTATTCCGACCTGGGCATTGTTCCTGCTGCACGCACGCCGGGACATCGCCTCGTCGATGGGCCTGTCGCACGGTTTCGGCACAGGGCTGCTCTTCGCCGTAACGGCGACGCTGCCGATGATCGCCGGGTATGCCGTCATCGGCGAGTTCGACCGGGAACTGAC